GTTGACTAGATCTGTAACTCTTCTAGATGCTTCAAATGCCGCCTTGCCCGCTGCCAAAACAGCAACCCCAACAGCCGCCATGACCGCTGTAACTTTTCCAACTGCGATCCCTGCTTTTTTAAACTTCTCAAAATTATCTGTTGTCTTTTGAGATTCTTTTTGAGTCTTCTTCAGTTCCTTCTCAACATCTTCCAAAGCATCAACGACTTTGTCAAGACCCTGTTCTGCTGCTTTGGTCTTGATATCTAAAATGTATTCAACTAAATTTTGAGCCATAACGATCCTCTTTGAAACCTATTATATCATATCTGTCAGATCTGAGATATTTATAATTGGGAAGAGCATGCTATTTTTTCCTTTGGTCTGTTTTCTCAGAATCTTATTAAACCGCTTCGACCTTTGTATAAGACAATATACACATATATACAGATCATCAAAGTCCAACTGAAGAACCTCACTAGGCAGTTTTCCATAAGTACGAGCAACCAAATCAACAACAAACACATAGTTCTCATCACCCTTGAAACCGCTTTAAACGTTCAACTGCCTCCTGTTGTCCCTGCATAGCCTTATTTATGATGTTGTTTCTATCCTCTGAGGTAAAGACCCCTACCCATAGAACATTATTATCAGCGTTCATTTGTTCCATAGCATGACATAAGGTGATATTCTCCCACGTCAAGCCTTGATCCTGAGATGCTCTTTTGATAACCTTACAAAGAATCTTATCCTGGTCTTCTGATATTCTCGCCATTGTCTCAGGCCTGATCGATTTCGCAAAGTCGAGAAGTCGCATGAGTTCTGTCTCATCTAGACCCTCCATGCCTTCTTTATCTGCTTTTTCTCTGATCTGATCTATGCTACTAAGTCCTTGTTGCTTATTGGAGATCAAGACCTCCTGAGCAAGCAAAGAAGAACCTAGACCGATCTGCTCTATCTCAGGAGCGGTCAATATCCTTCCTTCAATCAATAACTTGTTACCAAAACACGACACTTGAAATGTCGATGATTCAGCGATTTCCTTTAATATATCCATATACACCTGCCTTGTATTTATGTAATCGTTTATCTATGTATGATTGTTTATAATCTGTTTTCTCAGATAATACCTTCTCTAATTGTTGAACTTCCCAATCTGTAGGGGTTTGATCTTGATTCAGCATTCTCCACAAAATAGAATATTCAATCTCAGAATATCGTTCTAGATCTCTGAGATTGCATTCTAGTTTTTGAAGTATTCTTTTGATCAATTTTGAGATCATAGAATCACCCATAGAAAAAACCCTACAATAAAACAGAAGAGCATCCAAACAAAACCCTTCTCTATTTTACTCATTAATTTGCAACTGCTGAGGATTGTGCATTTGTTATCTTGATGAGTATAGCTTCATCAACTGCATCAGATTCTCCTACAAATGTCATGGTGCGTTCCAATGGGCCAAATGTATTAACAGAATCATCATAATCAGTTACATACGCATTTCTGATCGTTATCTCACAAGCATCTCCATCGCTATTTGTCATGGTGAAAACAACATCTGATTGAGTTCCTGCTATGTAGTTATCAAACAAAAGATTATCTTCCATTTCCAAAGTTACAGACAGAGTCACATCTTTAACATCTGATACAACTGGCTCAAGTGTTTTCTTATCACCCAATACATTTCTTCTTTCGAGTTTGTTGTCAAGTGTAAACTCAAAAGACTTCATAGGAAAGTTGTTACCACTATAAGAGAGGTTACCACATTCATAATGAAACATTTGCTTACCACTTCCAAAGGAAGAAGTTAGAGCGGCCGCTCTTGCTTGTGAATCCTGGGCAATGATATCAAATGAAGCTGTTATCTCTTCTCCTGCTGATCCTGATATGTTCATAGATGCAACTTTACAACCTAAGAATATCTCTTTTGAGTTGGTTATTCCTGTTCCTCTTTGAAGCGCAATAGATAAAGATGGAACTGTACCATCAGCAGAGGGAATATATGAATGCTCATAAGTAGGTCCACCTCCTGAAGTTGTTACATTACCAACAGCAGCCTTGATCAACATTCCTGTTCCTTCATAAAGAAGAGGAAGATCGATAGAGCCTCCACAGTTCAAAAAGGCTTCAAAGTGACCATTTTGAAAACCACCTCCACCGGATTGAGATAGATGTGTTTTCCTTTCCTTCTCTTGTGTCTTCTGAAAAGATGCCGATATGATTCTATTGTCAACACCCATGGCCCCTGCTATGGTTCCATAAGTTGATTCTTCACCTAATTTGATAAAGGCACCACGCCCGAATTGTAAAGCCATAACAGCCTCCTATGATGGTAGTATTTTTCTTACTTGTAATAAATTTGATAGTACAAACTTCTGAAGGTTTGTATCTTGAATGATTAAGCGCACAACATAATCAGTATTATCCGATCCTGCTTGTACTCGTACCTTAACCCATCCATTAATGATCCTTGTATCGGTTAGGACATACATAGAGGCTTGATCTGCTCCTGCACTGTTCAACACTTCGACATCTATATAATTCACAAATAAGAACTCTAATCTCTTATTGATAGGTAGTTGAGAAGGGGCAAGGAGTTGAGAGATAGGGAACCAAATATCTACGAGTTCATCAGGATCTTTTTGGAAGATGGTAGTTGGAACAGTTGACAATCCTGATCTACTTTGTAGGTTGACGATATTGCCAAAAGGAGCACCCAAATAAACTCTTCCATTAAGAGGAGAAGAAGAAACAACAGAAGAAGAAGGATCAACTGTCTCATCTGCAGCATCCCAATAAAGGAAAACAGTATGTATAACGCTCGCAGCCTTGATCGCTCCATACGTTGATCGAAAAGAAGCGGCCTTTGTGCTTGTGTTCCATGTCAATCTCTGAAAGGTCATACCTACACCATTCTGATCAACAAGATGAACATCAAAACCATCAGATCTAACATTATCCCAAAAATCATCCCAATATGTAGGAATTGTTATTTCAAACTGAATTGATCCTGTTGTAACCAAAGACGAATCTATAGCTATCGGCATTCTTCTTTTAAAATTGTCTTCATACCAAGTCATTATACACCGAATTGTGATTGATGGGTTACTCTCACTTCTAACAGTGAGATCGCTGTGTTAGATATACCATATTCCTCACCATCTTGAGAGGTATAATTAACTAAGACATCTTGAGTCAAACCTGAAAGTCCTAATGTACGATCTGAAGTGATTGCTTTCTGTATGTCTCCTGCGAGATTCATGGCATTCTGCAAACGTGTTTCAAGGTCTGTTCCACCTGCATAACAAACAATTTGATACACAGATTCTCCTATATATCTCCCCAGTGTTCTTCCTTGTTGTTCTATGGTATCAACGAAAACGATACTCGCAGAAGGAACTTGAGGAGCATGAAGAAGCGCACCAATAACAACACGATTCTGAAGATCAAGACCTGAAAAACCTGAGGAAAAATCAGCACTTACAAGAACCTTCAATCTATTCAAAACCTGTACATGTATAATATCAGCCATCAATCCGCTCCCAAAGCAATGCTAAGAAGAGAAGATAACCGATCAGGAAGACGTTCAGATTCTGATCTGACAGCCCTGCCCAAAAACAGAGTAGGCTTAATATAACGAGTACCAAATTCAACATATTCAGCATAATCCACATCTGATCCTGATGAAGATCCGCCTGCCCTTAATACTACTCTAGGAGAACCAAGAGGAGCATCTACAAGACCTGTAATAGAAGATCGTAATCTTCCTGTTTGAACTTTTGGTTTAGAGGTAGCGTTTTTCTTTGCATCTCTTTCCATTCTCAAGGCTGATCGAACAAGCATCTGCTCTAACTCTTTGAGGAGTTTGCTATCTGCTTCTTTGACTCGCTTGAGAAAATCATTAAAAGATAGTTGAGACATTTCTATAACCTCTCAATATCTGTTTGACTTCATCCGGCATGGTTCTAGGTGATAATGTAACAGTACTATTTCTTTGTGTTACTGATACGTTTCCTTGATTGCTCTTT